CAAATAGTGCTTTAACCGGTTCGGCTTCAGACCACATGAAAGAAGCGGTATATATTAGAAATGGTACGGTTGATGCTAAAACATACACAGTCAAAGATACAGTGTCAGATTATGATAGAATTACTTTTGCTTCGCTAATTAATTCTAGCTCATTGCTCTTTAACCGATTCACTGGATATACGAAGTTTACGAATATATTCTCTGGTGGTTTTGACGGCTTAAATATTCTAGATAGCGATATCGCAAAAATGAATGATAAGGCTGCATCAACTGAAACTGGTGGGAAAGCTGCTGATAGTATTACTGGCGGCTTAAGCCTTAAGAATACCAGCACCAATACACTCTCCGGCGCTGGGAAAAGTAACAATGTTATCTCTTCTTATAGAACAGCCGCAGAGATTATGACAGACCCAATGACTGTTAGGACTAATATATTGGCCATTCCCGATATTAGAGATCCATACGTAACAGATTATGCTGCAGATCTGAATAAAGATTATAGCATGTCTATTTATCTTATGGATATCCCGCATTATGACGAAGGTGGCAGCAGATTATTTAGTAATTCGTCGGGCCGGCCAGGTGTTGTTAAGACTTCGGAAGAATTTATGCGAAGAAATATCGATAACAACTATGCTGCAACATATTTCCCGGATGTCTACATTGAAGACTCAACAAATGGCGGAAGAAACGTTAAGGTTCCGTCTTGCATCGCTGCTATTGGCGCATTAGCTTATACAGATTCAGTGTCTTACCCATGGTTTGCCCCCGCGGGCTTCAACCGCGGTGCACTAGGGTTTGTTAAAAATGTTACTGCAAGACTTACGACAAATGACCGCGATGAGTTATACGATGCTAGAATTAATCCGATTGCTACTTTTCCGGGTGGCGATTTTGTAATCTTCGGACAAAAAACATTGCAGATGGCAAAATCTGCTTTAGATCGAGTAAATGTCCGTAGGATGATGCTAGAATTAAAAAGACAGGTTGTTGGTGTTGCCAACATATTACTTTTCGAGCAAAATAATCAATCAACTAGAGATCGTTTTATTAACTTGGTGTCGCCTAGACTATCGTTAATCCAAGCTCAGCAAGGTATCGAATCCTTTAGGATTGTTATGGATGATACCAATAATTCTGAGATTGATAGAGAAAATAACAGGCTAAACGGTAAGATTATATTGGTTCCAACAAGAACAATTGAATTTATTTCAATCGATTTTATCATTACGAACGCCGGTGTTTCGTTTGAATAATACTTATAGATAAACAGGAGTTATACAAATGGCAGAAAAAATTCTAAAGAGTCCAGGGGTCTCCGCAAGAGAGATAGACCTAAGCCAACCAGGGACCGTAACTATTCAGGGAACGCCAGCCGTTGTTATCGGTACGTCTCAAAAGGGTCCGGCTTTCGTTCCAGTATCCTTTGCAACCATGAATGATTTTACTTCAAAATTCGGTCCATCCGATGGGAAAAAATTTGGTCCTATTGCTGTAGCAGAGTGGATCCGAAATGCTAGATCAGGAGCTTATGTAAGAACACTAGGTGTTGGTAAAGGTGAAAAGGCCTTGGCGTCTGGTAAAGTTGAAAAAGCTGGTTTCGTTGTCGGTGCTAAGCAGGTCCAGGCAAATGGTATTGTCGGTGCAAATGCAAAAGCTGGAAGCGGTGGCGGTGTTGGTAGAACGTTCTTTATGGGCTGTATTATGTCCGAATCTAATGGATCAACTTATTTCCAAGATTCTGGTATTAATACACCAATGAGTGCTTCGATTCTCAGGGCGGTACTAATGTTTCCATCGGGTGTTTTACCTGGACTTTCGGGTTCTGGTGCATCTAACCCAACAACTGGTTCTGCGGTTGCGTATACCACTTATGCAGATACCAGTAATGCTGGCGCTGCGTATGGTTCGATGGACCTTGGCGCAAACGGCGGTTCCGGCTTTGCAATGTACTTAAATGGATATACTGGTGCTTACCCACAAGTCATATCCGCATCGATGGACCCTGGATCAAGTAACTACTTTTCAAAGGTCTTTAATACAGACCCTGCTTCCATAGAAACTAAGGGCCACTTACTTTATTCATTTTTTGATATTGATCCTGCTATGGCTGTACCATCACCTATATCGCATGGCCATGTAGGTCACAGAACGCGGGTATTAATTTCTAGTGGTGCAGGTGACCGTAACGACTTTGCAGGTGGATCAGACTATGTTCCTAACTATGAGGGTTTTGAATATCGTTTCACTCATGCTAAATCGCCTTATATTATCTCCCAAACTATCGGAAATACAGAAAAAAATCTATTTAGGTTTCATGCTTTAGATGCCGGTACGTATGGAAATGATAAGGTTAAAATCTCTCTTTCCAATATTCAGAAGAGTAGAGATATCAATAATAAATACGGTACCTTTGATGTATTGGTAAGAAAATTCGATGATTATGATACAAACCCCATTATTTTAGAAAAATTCATTGGCTGTGACTTAAATCCGAATAGTCCTAGATTCATTTCTAGAATTATTGGAGATCAAAATATATTTTATGATTTTGAAAAAGCAACTGCTAACCAGAAGTTAGTTGTTGAAGGCTCATATGCTAACCAATCCGCCTATATTCGTGTACAGGTTGTTGCAAGTATTGAAGCTGGTACGATGAATGCAGACGCATTACCTGTGGGTTTCCGTGGTCCATTCCACTTGGTAACTTCTGGGTCAACTATGCTATCTGCAGAGGTCACTGGAAGTTGGTCTGATTTGGGAAGTAACATGAACGCAAAAATGCTATGTATGAATCAAGCACCAATAGTGTATAGAAAGTCAATCGCTAGCGGTACTGGTAATAAGGCTAGAGTTGTAAGTGATCTTTATTGGGGAATGCAAAATACCAAAGTTAGTGATATCGATACGCCAAATGATGGTACTGCTGTTAATAGTACAATGAAAAATTGGACCAAATACTATCCTGGCTATGAAGGAAGCTGGCCTGCATGGGTCGGTGCTAACGAGGGTACTGCAGATGCTAACAGTTCTGTTCTAGACGCAGATAGATTCTTGAATGGTAAATTTACTTTAGAACGGGTTTTGATTAAAACCAAGAGCACTGCCGACGAAGTCGATCCAACAGAGTGGGCAAACGCTTCTTATGTTCGTACAGGAGTAGATCCCTCGACATCTGGATATAGATTCTTAGATGTCGATAAAGATTTCGCACAACAGGCATCTAGAAGATACTATAAGTTTACTACTATTATGCAAGGTGGTTTTGACGGAACTAATATCTTTGATTCGGATAAAGCGCAGATGTTAAATGCTGCGGCACTCCGTGAAATATCGGATTCTCAAGTCCAAGGTGGTACTGGTGGACCAACCGTTGCCGCATATAGAAAAGCACTGGATGTTATTGCTGAAAAGAGCTCGATCGATCTTCAGTTATTGGCTATTCCCGGAATTAGAGAGCCAGCCGTCACTGATTATGCAATCGATAAGACTGAGGAGCGATTCGATGCTCTTTATGTTATGGATATTGAAGAATGCGATTACACTGGTACTTCAGGTGTGATTACTGGTTCCGTACAGGAAGTTAGTGTAACAAATACTGCTGCTAAGCTTCAAGCTAGAAGCCTAGATACTAGTTTTGCTGCTGCTTACTTTCCAGACTGTTTAGTGAGAGACCCTGTGTCCGGCGCTAATGTACGTTGCCCGCCATCAGTTGCTGTTTTAGGAGCTATGGCATTAAATGATAAAGTTGCCCATCCATGGTTCGCCCCCGCCGGCTTTACTCGAGGTGCACTAGCCACTACCGAGCAAGCACAGGTTAAAATGAATAGGGCTAATCTAGATACTCTTTATGAAGTTGATATTAATCCTATTACTTCTTTCCCAACTTCTCGAGGTGTGGTTGTTTTTGGTCAAAAAACATTACAACAAGCACAGTCTGCATTAGATCGGGTTAACGTAAGACGATTATTAATAGATGTTCGTAGAAAAGTTAAGAAAGTTGCCAATACGATTATTTTTGAGCCTAACCGCGAAGCTACTCTTGCTAGATTCTCTGGTGCAGTTCAGCCAATCTTGGCGAGAATTCAAGCGCAACAAGGTCTAGACCGATTTAAAGTAATAATCGACTCTAGTACTACAACGCAGCTTGATGTTGAAAACAACACTGTTCGCGGTAAGATCTTCTTGCAGCCTACAAGAGCTGTTGAGTTTATTTCCCTAGATTTCGTTGTAACTAACCAAGGCGCAGAAATTTAATAAGTAATTTTTGTAAGCTGTATAATTAATGGTATAACAGGAGAATAGAAAATGCCAGAAACATTAGACGTCGTCGATTTGCTCCCGAACAAGTTCGAGCCAAAAAGACAAAATAGGTGGGTATTAGCCATTGAAGGTATTGATGCATTCCTTGTCAAGACCGCTAAGCGACCCGCAATCTCATTCAATGAAAACACAATTGAATTTATTAACTCAAAAAGATATTTAGCTGGAAAGGCAGATCTTGGGACATTTGATGTAACCATCTACGATCCCATTGCTCCTTCCGGTGCGCAGCAAGTAATGGAATGGATTCGTACTCATTATGAGTCGGTTTCAGGCCGCGCTGGGTATGCTGATTTCTACAAGAGAGACATCCAGTTAAAACTCTTAGACCCCGTTGGAACCGTAGTTGAATTTTGGGATATCAAGGGTGCTTTCCTTACATCTGCCGATTTCGGTGGATTGGATTACGGTACTGATGATCCTACGGAAATTAGTTTATCGATGAGATTCGATAACTGTGTGCTGCAGTACTAAAAATATTTAGTTTTTATTTTACAAAGGCACACTAATCTCTAAATTAAGAAGTGTATTCAGAATAATTTGGAGATTAATATATGTCTGGTGATAAACGCAATAATGATATTTTTAGTGGTTCTCCTGGTGACCGCGCCAAGATGACTGGCATGCCTGTCAGAAATACGTTGAAGGACGACTTCGGTTTGGATATTCCTACTGAACTCGTCCCTCTTCCGTCTGGGGGGAAGGTTTATGCAGAAGATGGCCCGCTATTTAATAAAGAGACATTGGAAATCCGTCCAATGACAGCCCGGGAAGAAGATATTCTTACCTCCCGAGCATTAATTAAGAAAGGCACGGTAATTTCAGAACTTATTAAATCCTGTCTAATAGATAAATCAATTAATCCGAATACTCTAATAGCCGGTGACAGAAATGCAATTATGACGTCTTTAAGAATTACGGGCTATGGTTCTGATTACTCTGCCGAAGTCGAGTGCCCAGAATGTAAAGAAAAGTCTGCTCAACACTTTGATCTTACACAGCTCCCAATTAAGAAACTAGAAGAAGATCCAATACAGCTCGGTCAAAATCTTTTTGCATATACTTTACCATATACGAAAAAATTAGTTAAATTTAAGTTTTTAGATGGCTCAGATGAGGCTGAAATAAATAAACTTCAGGCCCGTTCTAAAAAATCCGGCGCTAAAACAACTAATTTAATTACTTTAAGATATCGTTATCAAATTCAAGCAGTTGATAATGTCACCGACAAAACAAAAATTCAAATGTTTGTTCGAAACATGCCTGCGCGCGACTCTAGGGCATTGCGCAAGCACATCGATTCTATTGAGCCAGGTATTGAAATGAAAAGCTGGATGGAATGCACGATGTGTGGAGAAGAGTCGGAGGTTAGGATGCCATTGGGGGCATCGTTTTTTTGGCCTGACGCCAAAGGATAAAGAATATATATTAGAGCATATATTTGGTCTAATGTATTATATGGGCTTCTCATATATCGAAGCTTATAATATTCCTGTTTGGCAAAGAGCTTGGTTTATAAGAAGAATCAATAAAGAATTTATGAAAGCTAAAGACGGCGGATCACCACCGCAGTCTAAAGCAGCCCATACAAATACACCCGAAGCCCGGGCCTTAATGGGTAATAATAGGCAACAAGTACCAGCCAAGCTCCGAAGATTCACGTAGAGAATGCCGCACTTAGCGGCATTCTTTTTTTGAATTTTTTATCTAAGTATAATTATTCATATTAGGGAGTAAATTATGGATCCAAAACGAATTATAGATATAGTTAGTTTCATTAATGGGAAGGCTAAGCCAAACCTTGTAGTAGAATCCAGGTCGCATGCAGAACCTTTGGCAAATGTAATATTTGAATCGAAGGTTTTATACGATATGTTACACAGTACTCATAATTTGGATGAAATTGTTGAACAGATTTCTAGAAAGAATAAAGCAGCACAAATTTATCATAAAGCCACTGGTATTAAGTGGCCTTTCTAGGATAGTGTTTTATGGCTAATAATGATCTAGGCAGTCAATTATCGCAACTAACAGAAATGAAAGGACTTCTTGAAGGAATGCCTGACATGTTTGAAAAGTTAGGCAGCAGCATTGGCGGACAGTCAGACCCCCTTAAAGCTTTGGCTGAAGGCATGTCTGAGGCTACTGATACTCAGGGCATATCTGATATGGATTCTGCTTTAGGTGCATTGGCAGGTGGACTCGATGATGTTATTGACAAATCGAGCGGTCTAGGTGTGGCAATCGGTGCTGCAGCTGCTGCTGTACATGGCGCGCAAAAAGGTTTTAGTACATTTAAGAGCGTTTTAGGCGGAACGTTTAATGCAGTCTCCGGCTTGGCTAGTACTGTCATGAACTTGGCATCAACCGCCTTCGGCGCTTTAATGGCTTCCTGGAAAGGTGTCCTCTCAATGGCCCAAGATATTGCCAAGAAAGGTGATGAGATTGCCAAAGCATATGAAGCTGTTAGGGGGGAATTTGGTGACCTAGCTTCAAATGAAGGTAAAGCTGTCGTCGATATGACGAAGAGTTTGAAAAGCGGGGCCGACTTTGCCAGCAAATCCGGGATGTCTTTAGGTACAATTTATGGGAGAAATCTTACTGGCGCATTAGAAGATATGCAAAAAATGGCCGGTGAGCTCGGCGCCGCACTTAATAGAATGGCTGATGATTTTGTTAACAATGCATCCGAAGCACTGATACTTCAAAAGGGTTTCGGCGTAACAACTGAAGCCATGGCTGGTTTAAGGGATATGGCTGTCCAGTCTGGTGAAGATATGACGACTGCCATGAATGAAACAACGGTACAGATTGCTGTTCTTAGTAAACAGTATGGTGTTAGTGGTAAAGTCATTGGAAAGAATTTAAGTGAGATGGCTTCTAATATGGGCCAGTTTGGACATATGTCCAGGGCTGAGTTGAGTGCTACCGCAGCTTATGCCGCCAAATTAGGCGTTGAGATTAGTTCTCTTAATAGTATGTTTGATAAATATGCTAACTTCGAAGATGCCGCCACAGGTGCTGCTAAGCTAGCCGAAACATTCGGGATGAACGTTGATGCTATGGCACTAATGAATGCAGAATCCCCAGCAGAACAGATGGATATGATGCGCCAAGCATTCATGGAAACCGGGAAATCTCTTGATGATCTTTCTCGACAAGAAAAAGCATATCTTGCAGAGCAGATGGGCGTAGATCCAAATGACCTTTATGCTATGATGGATCCATCAAATATGGATATATCGTATGATGATATGTTGGCTGAAGCAGAAAACGCCCAAGAGCAAATGTCTCCAGAAGAAGCGATGCTGGAAGCAGCAAAGAGCATTGAAAAAAAACTTGAAAGCTTGATGGACCATGTCCAGGATTTCTTTGATGCTTTCATGGATGGTTTTATGCATGCACTCCAGTACACGGAGTTGTTCATGCAAGGTTCGAATAAAATCCGTGATGCTTTACGTGAAGTTTGGGCAATTGGTGGCGAATTGGCGACTGCCCTATTCGGGGCAGATGGTGTTTGGGGCTCAAATTCTGAAACACACCTAAATACACTGCAGGGCCTGCTGGACGGAATTGTACAATTCTTTCGAGATATAAAAGACGCAATTGTGGATTTGGCAAAAACAGGCGACTTTAGTAAATTCTCCGATAATATCTATGATGCGGTGCAGAACTTCTTTTCAGATGAAAAAGTCCAAGAATTCGGCGGAAAACTCTTACAGGGCGTTGCAAAAGCAATCGAGTGGGTAGTGGCAAACGCAACAATCTTAGTCAAGAAACTTACAGATGGTTTAACTAATGGCTTTACTCAAGAAGGGCCTAATATATTCGGAGACTCCGGATCAGCTATTAATGAAGGCCTAGCAGCGGTCTTCTCTGAGCTTGGAGCCGTAGTTGATGATTTACTTCCGGCACTTGGTGATTTAGCTCTAACGATATTAGATAAGATTGTTGGGTTTTTAACTAGTGAAGAAGGCCGCGGGATGCTCGTGGCCGGCCTTGCAATATTGTTTGGACCTGCAGCAATTGCCGGTATGGTTTCTGCTCTTGCATCTGCTTTAACAACAGCGTTTACAACTGTACTACTGCCCTGGCTTTGGGGCTGGTTCACTGCGACAGCATTTCCCGCAATTGCTACTTGGTTTGGCAGTACTCTAGTCCCATTCATCACAACAACCGCCCTGCCAGCAATCGGCAGCGCTTTTGCCGGCTTAGGAACCGTAATTACGGGAACAATATTACCAGCTATTGTGGGCCTCGGTTCTACTATTTTAGGTGCTATTGGAAGTTTCTTTAGTAGTGCTATTGTTGTTGTTTCTGCCAAAGTTATTGCTATTGGACTAGCAATTTATGGCGCTGTAATGGGTATATTTCAGACAATAACAAAAGTTTTCGACGTCTGGGGTGATGATACTACTAGTATTTTTGATAAAATAATAGGTACGGTTATTAATATTCTTATGCTACCATATCGAGCAGTACTTAATGTTGTTAATTTAATAACAGAGACATTTTTTGGCGTAGACATTATGACTCCATTCGAAGAAGGTGTCGACGGAATCATTGGATTCTTTATGGGCTTAAAAGATACAGTCTATGATTTTATCATGGTTACTATTCCGGGTTTCTTTGGTACTTTACCAGAGACTTTTGGAGGTATGATAACCAGTATAGGGGAATTCTTTGGATCTCTTCCAACTAAATTTACGGAAACTGTTAATGCTATACTAGAGTACTTACAGCCTGGGTATTGGATATCTAAAGCAGCCGCCGCCGGTCAGGCCATTATAGATGGTATTATGAGTACTGTTATGAACTTGGGTGCCAATATTGGTGAAGCCGCATCAGATGCTTGGAATTCTTTTAAAGGTGTTTTTGGGATCAGTTCTCCATCTTCAGAAGCTGCAGACGCTGGCGATTCGATTATTGATGGTTTAATGGGAACAATGTCTGCTTTACCTGATAAATTTATGGAACAGTTATCTGGTATGAAAGAAGCGCTGTTTGAGATAATAACAGACTTAATCGATATATGGCTTTTCTTGCCAACTAAAATGATTGAAGGCGTCATGCTCATCGTAGATAAATTTATAGAGATTGGCCCGCAACTGGTTGATGCTTTAAAGTCTGTCGTTGATACATTGATTGAAATCGTAATGTATATACCGGAGAAATGGGTTGAAGCGTTTAATGTTATAATGGACTATGTTGTAGAATTTGGGCCAATGATAGCCGACTATATTTCGGCGGCAATGGATCAATTAATAAACGTTTTACAGTCTGCTGCGGATTTCTTAATAGACATATTTATGTTTATACCGAACAAGTGGATGGAAGCCATACAGATGATTTTTACTACCCTCTCTGATTTTGCACCAACGCTGATTGGTTATTTCAAAGAAGCTTTCGATTTCGT